TCGGGGAGCCGGCAGCGGAAGCGGCAACGGGCACGAGGCAAGGAAACGGCCGAGGCGAGTAGGAACTCGCGGGCGGTAGCGGAGCCGAAGAGCCGAACGGGCAGCGGAAGCGGCAGGTAAGCATTTACAATGAAATTAATCACTATTAAAGAAGCACAGAAAGCGCTCATTCAAGATAATAAAATCTCAAACAAGTTTTCTGCATCGTATTTGCAAAGGTATATCGCAAAACGACCAACCGTCCATCTAAACTACAAGATAGATCGGGTGCGAACTGTAATTGAATTACTGTCCACTCTAGATGTGATGAAAAAAGGCCTGGTTGAGTTCCGAGGCGGAACTCGTTCTGACGCTGCATATTATGTAGGGAATGACAATACGGAAACCAATAGATTATTTGGTATCCTTAAATCTGTCATTCCTGATTTGCAGTGTCTGCGTTCAGGCAGTTGTGGGAGAGAAGTCGAATATCATTTCTACTCCCCCTTCAGAAAGCCTAACCGTAGTGAATGGAAAATTCTCACTATGGAAAAAGGTTGTAAGTTTTCGAAAGATAAAGTCATTGAAGGTGAAATCAATGAATCTTTCATCGGTACAGAGAAAATTATATTACTATGGGACCGCCCATCGGCGGTCTCTTCTCTGTATTTGATAATCTCTTTCTTAGAGGTCTATATTGACTCTATAGAAAAGATTGGCTTACTTCCGGCTTCTGAAGCATTGTGTGCTCTAAATACCTCAGCCAGTTGGGCCGAGACGGACTTCGTAGCAAATTCTAAATATATTACTGCCTATCCAATGGCAAAATATCTTAAGAACGATCTACCAAATAGACCCGTAAGCATAAAAACTTCTAATATCTTTGGTCCAAAGATAAAGAAGATATTGCGTTCAAGATTGAATACTCATTCATCGAAGGCAATTAGCTTATTTCAAGGTATATTACAGGGGGTTAAACGTGGCGCTGCCGTTGTACCCGAAGTCTTCATTGGATCTACTCTTACATCCCATATGGAAATTCTTTCGAAAGAGCCTAAAAAGGTTAATGAAGAATTTATGGAGAATTTTCTCGATAAAACTGAGAAACTTTTTAAGGGATTTAAATTCCACTTGAGTGATGCTTTAAAACTAACCGAGCCAAGTAAATCGGCTGCTTATAATGAACCTGCCCGTTGGGGCGGTCAAGAAGCTGGTGTTTTAAGGAAGCTTGATTATGAATATAATTCAAGCGGTGACTCAAAGTCGAAGAAGCTCGCCTACGACTTAACAAATTATAATGATTTAATGTTAATGTCAGAAGGATTGGAGGGTGTTTTTACCGCTAAAGGTAAGATCATCACCGAGCATGATAAGAGAAGATTGATTGATCTTTGTTATAAAGAATTGGAGGAAAAGTGCTCTGTTTCGGCTACCGTAGTAGCCCTTAAGGAATTCCTTAAAGTCAGAGTCATTACGGCCGGTGAGGCTGCACCATACTATATTGCTAAGCCTTTTCAAAAAAAGGTTCTTAGACATTTGCATGGGTATAAACAATTCGATTTAACAAAGGGTCCACTAAATGGGTCTCATATATACGATATCTTTGAAACATTTCGTAATCTAAATGACTTTCTTATGTCAAGATGGTTACGTCAAATTCATTATGAATTTATTGTTTCGGGGGACTATAAGAGTGCGACCGATGGAATAGAAATGCCATATACATTGGCTGTTTTCGATACTATCAGGTTGTGCGGTTTGAAGAGTTCAAACCCAACTCTTATAAAATATTGGAGTATAATGAGGAAGTTGTTAGAACCACATGTTCTCGTTTATAGTAAGTCACAGTTACCTTATGGGTACGTGCCTGAAGACCATGGAGTACGCGTACTCGAAAATGGAAAGAAATCCATCATGGTTTGGCAAGAGAATGGTCAACTAATGGGTTGTCCTATTAGTTTTCCTATTCTTTGCATTATAAACGTCATTCCCTACTGGATGAGTATGGAAGAGTATGTTGGAGGCGAAATCCCTTTTGAACTGTTACCCGTACGGATTAACGGTGATGATATTTCGTTTCCATCAAATACAGAACATTATAAAATTTGGTTAAAGAATATAACAGAAGTTGGTTTTAAACTTTCCTTAGGAAAGAATTATATACATCCGACTATTGTTACTATGAATTCTGAATTGTATAAATTGGATATTGAGTTTGATACCTATAACCGTAAGGCTACAGATACAACTCGTCCTTTTTTAAAAAAAGTACACAGAATTGATTACTTTAACTCAGGTTTAATCACTGCTCAATCGAAAGGTAAATCTAACGATTGGACTAAGGATTTATCCTTAGGCGACATGTACTACCTCGCAGTGAGTGGAGCTAACGATAAAATTAGAGCGCATAAAAGGTTTATTCACCATAATCAATTTCATATAAAGAAAATGACTCAAAATGGTAAATTTAACCTTTTTCTGCCAAGAATTATGGGTGGAATTGGATTTCCAATCATAGATGCTGTGACTTCTGAAATTGTTTACACAAAATTTCAGAGACGATTTGCAAGATTTTTCTTAGGGAAGATTAGAGATGAACTCTCTAACGGGAATTTTCCCAAAGATTATCTCTTTGCATTCGTGAAGGAAAGATCTGCTACTAAGCAGTTCTTTGAACTACACCACGGCAAATACAACTTTAGTTTGGAACCATTTGGTCCTTTAGCTAAAGGTTGGAAAATCTATGATGATGTACCAGCATGGACAACACCTGCTTTTGGTTCTAAAGTCTTCGAAGAAGTCGAGGAATTAGACGTATTAGACAGGCCGTCTGAATATCGATTACCCTCAAAGAAGGTTCTCGATGAGTTTCAACAATATCAGAGACTCGTTTGCGGTACTTTAAGCCAATCCATTTCTAACTCAGAAATTCTGGACGCTTATGGGTATAGAGTGACATTTACGCCAAGTCCTCTACCCACCGAGACTCCTATCTTCTTGAGAAGAAGATCAGGACAACTCGATGAGGAGAAATAGGTCTTCTCCGTGACCTGAATCTATGTCGTTAAACTGGCTGTGGAGTGAACCACTGTAAAAGAACCCTGTCCGTGATGACAATAAACTAGGACTAGGGGGTCTATATATTAAAAACCCAAAACGGTGCCAGAATGGCTTAATACTTCCGTGCTAAATCCAACGACACGTTCCTTGGTAAATGCCGACAGACTGCACGGGTTTATGGTTACAATAGCTGTAGGATGAAATTGGAAGTTTTTCCAACCTACATGAGTGACTGTTTATATAGATGTACAGTCGTGTTCCAGAGAGCAGGGTCCCCGAACATCTCTACTAATGCCCAATAATACTCTCACACGTCGTCGCGGTGGCGGCGTCAATTCAGCTATAGATCTTGCTGTAGCACTTTATAATCGTAATCCTACCATGGCTGTTCCCGCTTTAAAGGAACTAGCTAAAGTAGGTGCCATCACAGGAGGTGTTGGCTACGCAGCTAAAGTTGCTAAGCAAATGATCAAGACTAGCAGCACTCCATCTCTTAGGGGTGCCAAAACTAACACGATCAAAAGCGCACCTGTGTCCCTAGGGACAACAATGTACACTTCCGCTCCGACCATAACAAAGTCAGCGAAATCACAAAGAGTAACGCATCGAGAACTCATTAACGCTTCTGTTAATGGTACAACGTCGTATACTATTGTAGGTAGTTACCCACTCCAACCTGGGTTGGCAACTACTTTTCCATGGTTATCTACGATTGCTACAAGTTACGAGCAATTCCGATTTCACAAACTGATTTTCCACTATGTACCCTTTGTAGCTACGTCTACTTCTGGTACTACCATGTTAATGGCCGACTACAACGCTTCTGATGCTGTTCCCACAACGGAGACCCAATTTATGGATCATCCTGGGGCAACATCGGCTGCAGTTTGGGAGCACATATCCTTTAGATGTTCTCTATCGGATTTGCATGCACTCGGGCCAAGGCGTTATATTAGGAATTGTGCAACAGCAGGTGATATTAAAACTTTCGACTGTGGAAATTTTTACATTGCGTCAGATAACTGCGCAAGTGCGATTTCTTCCGGAAAGCTTTATGTTGAATACGATGTTGAGTTGTTTACACCTCAACTTGTACCATCACTTGCTCTTACTCCTAGAAACACATCAAACATTTTTGGTGCAACCAACCAAGCCATTAGTAACAATGTTACTTCTGACGTAAGTTGGACTACACTTGCTTTTGATCCATTAGGTTGGTTTCCGACCTATATTAGTGGCACTTTCACCCCCCCTGCCGGTTGTTACAAAGTAACAGCCTACATGAGTTGTTTAGATACTACTAATGAATCCTTTCAGATTATTTCTGGCTTCGTTAAAAACGGCCTTCCATATCCTAGTGGAGGTCAGTTTGTGCAAGATGCACACCCTGCTGGAAATAACAATGTTTGCTTCGTGAGTATAACTATGGTTGTACCACTAAACGGAACGGATACATTTGCGGTTACTATACTACCTACGGGTGCTGCCGGAACTCTCACGATAAAGAGTTCCGGTCTTATAGTTGAGTTGGCTTGATGAAGCTACCTCGCGATACACGACCAAAATCATGTCGATAAACTGTTCCTGTCAATTGGTATGGCAGTTGATATTAAATCAAAGAAAATATAAAATTCTCATTCTGCAACGGACGAACAGCCGCGGTCAACGTATAAGACGCAATTACTATTAGTGTTTTATAGGTGCAAATACTAGCATACCTCTAGTATCTGACCAAACCCTTTC